AGTTCAGGTTCCGGCTCTACGAGAAGGCGCAGGCGGCCGGCACGCAGCGCATCGCCGACGAGAAAACCTTCATCGGCGCGCAGAGCCCGCCGCTCTACGTGACGCCCTGTCTCATCCTGCTGCACGGGTGGGATATGACGTGGACCAAGATCGCGGGCACCGACCGCTCGATTGAAGGGTCGATCCGCAAGGTCGCTTGATGGCAATCACCGTCTACACGCGCACGCTGCCGGATCTCACGCGGCCGACGCGCCGCGCGGTCTACCGGAGACTCGCGCTCCTGATCGAGCACACCGAGGCGCTCGGCGTCGATCTCATCAGTTTCACGGTGGACGCCGCGACGCGCGAGGTCACGATCACGCTCACCGACCCGGTGCCGGCCGGCCATATCGGCCACCTCGAGCTCGGCCCGTGAGCACGTGGGTATGGCAGCCGCTGGCGCCGGCGGCGGCGCAACTGCAGGGCGGAGCGGGTGATCAGACGATCACAGCCTCGGCGATTGCCAGCACGGAGGCGTTTGGCAGCGCGCGGCTTGACTTCGACCTGTTGATGTCGGCGATCGCCTCGGGCGAAGCGTTCGGGACCGCGCGGCTCGACCTGGAGGTCCTCGCGCAGGCGATCGCGAGCGCGGAAGCGCACGGCAGCCCGCGGCTGGACTTCGACCTCGCTCCCTCTGCGATCGCGAGCGCCTAGGCGTTCGGCACGGCACGGCTCGACTTCCTGCTCCTCATGGACGGGCTCGCGACCGAGGAGGCCTTCGGCGCGCCGATCGTCAGCCTCGGCAGCGACCAGTCGGTGACCGGTGCCGGCGCGATCGCGAGCCTGGAGGCGTTCGGCACCGCGCGGCTGGATTTCTCGCTGCTGATGGCGGCGCTCGCGAGCGCGGAGGCCTTCGGCGCGGGACGCTTCGATCTCAACATCACGGCGGTCGGTGCGATCGCAAGCATGGAAGCGCACGGCGCGCAGCGGCTCGACTTCGACATCGCCGCCGCTGGCATCCCCGGCGCCGAGGCGTTCGGCAGCTCGCGACTCGACCTCCTGCTCCTCATGCAGGCGATTGCGAGCGGGGAGGCGTTCGGGATGGCGCAAGTGCAAGGCGGCACCGAGTTCATCCTGCGGGAGATCCTCTTCGCGCTCACGCGTCGCAGCGCCGGCTTTGCCCTCGCGCAGCGGGAAGCGCAGTTCACGCACAAGGCGCGCGCGGTGACGTTCACACTCGACTGAGGTGACCGATGGGAGTCCTAGCAACAGTTCCGGAGAAGACGACCGCTTATCTGACGGTCTCGTTCCTGGACAAGGCAGGCGCCGCGGCGATCCCCAGCGCGGTGACCTACCGCATCGACTGCCTGACGACGAATACGGCAATCCTTGCCGACACCGCGCTCACGCCCGCGAGCTCGATCGAGATCACGCTCACGCCCGCGCAGAACGCGATCATCAACCAGTCGGACGCGCTCGAAACGAAACGGGTCACGGTGAAGGCGAGTTACGGCGCCAGCGACGGCCTGAACGACGAGTACGATTATCTCGTCAAGAACCTGAGCGGCGTGACGTGACCGACGAGGAGAAGCGCAAGGCGTTCGAGCGCGCCCGTCTCGCAGTCCTCAAGGCGCGCACCCGCATCCAGCGCGACACGCGCGCGGAGATCGTGCGCCTCCTCGAGGCGGCCGCCGCGCGCATCAAGGCCACGCTCGCCGACCAGCCCTCCGACTACCAGCTCTGGCAGCTCGGGGAGCTGCAGCGCGAGATCGGCCGCACGCTCGCCGAAGTGGGCGGGCAGGCCGCCGACGGCATCTCGAGCAGCGCCGGCCAGGCGTGGGAAGCGGGGCAGGAGCTGATCGAGCGCCCGCTCGCCGCCGGGGGCATCCGCGTCCTCGGGCTCGCGCCCGCGATCGACACGCGGCAGCTTTTCGCGATGCGCACCTTCATGGCGGATCGCATCAAGGACATCACGCTCAGCGCCGCCAACCAGATCAATTCCGAGCTGGGGCTGGTGGTGATCGGCGCTCAGCCGTCGAGCGAGGCCATCGGCAACATCAGCGCGATCCTCGGCGAGCAGTCGCGCGCGCGGGCGACCACCATCGTGCGCACGGAGCTCGGGCGCGTGTTCTCGGTCGCGGCGAACGAGCGCATGCAGCAAGCCGCGCCCTTCCTGCCGGGCCTGAAGAAGCAATGGCGCCGGTCGGGCAAGCTCCACTCGCGCTTCCATCACGACGCGGCCGACGGCCAGGTGCAGCCGGTGGACCAGCCCTTCGTGCTCCAGGGTCCGACCGGGCGCGTCACGCTCAGGTTCCCGCGCGACCCGCTCGCGCCGGCGGGCGAGACGATCAACTGCGGCTGCGAGTCGCTCCCGCTCATGGAATCCTGGGATGTCGCGCAGCCCGGCCGGCGCCCATTCACGCCCGAGGAGATCGCGCGCAACCGCCTGCGCGCGGAGCTGGGCGGCGCCGCGGCCTGAGAAATCCCACGGCGCTTCGCACCACCCCCTTTGACAAAGCGGGTCGCCCGAGGGGCGGGGGGTTAGTCAACATCCGTTACCTAACGCCGGGCGTGGCGCGGTGGCACACTCGCGCCGTCCGACTGGTGTTATGCCGTTATCCAAGAGGAATCTGCATGCCCACCGAATCCAGGAAAATCGAAGCCGCGGAAGCGCTCAAGCTCTTTCGCGGGCAGAGCATCACCGTGCAAACCACGACGCCGGTGAAGGTGAAGGGCGAGGACGGGCGCGAACGGCCGGGCTACAAGACCAAAGATGAGGCGCTCGCGGCGGAGCATGTGCTCGCGGCGCGCGACCACGGCGACAAGGTCGTGATCGTCACCATCGACGGCCGACGCTATGAAGCGGCGAAGCGGGGCAAGGCAGCCGAAGCCAACGCGTGATCCTGAAGCACATCCCCACGGAAGGCATCATCGGCGCCGCCCGCCTGGCGGAGGCCGCGACCGGCGAGTACCGGCAGATCATGGAGCTGGTGCAGGCCGCGCTCGTCGCGAAGCTCGGCCTGAAGCCCGAATACGCCTGGCAGGTTTGCATCGAGGCGATCTTCGCCGACCGCGCGATCGTCCGCCGCGAGGGCCGCTTCTGGGCCTACGGCTACAAGCTCTCCGCCGACAACCAGGTGCAGCTCGCGGACGCCACCGAGGTGGTCGAGAACTACGTGCCGGTCGCGCTGCGCGAGTCATTCGCGCAGGCATGCTTCCTCGAAGCCGCCGCCGGCGACGGCAGCGCCTGGGATGCGATCCTGGTGCGCGCCGGCAAATCGAAGAACAAGACGTTCTACCCCGACGCGGTGCTGCGCGAGGCCGCGCCGCTCTACGAGGGCGCACGGATTTTCGCGAAGCCGGACGAGGAACACCGCAAGGGCGTCGCGCCCGATGTGAACAAGCTCGTCGGCTGGATCTCGGGCGCTCACTTCGTCGAGGGAGCCAACCCCGACACCGGTTACCTCGCCGGTCGCGTGAACATCGCCGCCGGCGCGGCAAGGCTGCGCGACACCATCACCGATGCGTGGAAGCGCGGCAAGCGCGATCTCGTGGCGCTGTCGCACGACGTCTACGGCACCGCCGAGAAGGCGATGCGCGAAGGCGTGCGCTACGCGCGGTCGATCACCAAGGTCAATTCCGTGGACTTAATCGTCGAACCCGGTGCAGGCGGCGGGCTGGTTCGACTGGTCGAAGCCGCCGCTGATACGGAGAACGACACCATGAAGAAGCGCATGCTCGAAGCGATCAAGCAGAAGCTGCCCGCCAAACACGCGCAGCTCAATGTCGAGACCGCGACGGACGACGAGATCGAGGCGCTCTACCGCGAGGCGATCGCGCCAGCGCCCGCGCCCGCTCCCGCCGCGCAGCCCGCGGGCGTCACCGCGGAGCAGCTCGCCGAGACCGTGCGCATGGTCGAGGCGCGCGCCAGCGCCCGCGTGAAGATCTACGGCACCAAGCTGCCGAAGCCGGTGCAGGACCGGATCTGGTCGGCATTCGAGACGCGCGAGCGCTTCGTCGAGGCCGACGTGGACGCCGCGATCAAGGCCGAGCGCGAATACGCCGCGCGGCTGACCGAGTCCGGCCACGTCAACCTGGGCGGGCTCGACATCGAAGTCGAGGATCGTTCGAAGATGATCGACGGCATGTTCGATGCCTTCTTCGATCCGAAGCACAAGGACCACGCGCGGACTCACTCGTTCAAAGAGTGCTACATCGAGGCCACCGGAGACAAGCGCGTCACCGGCCGCATGGAGAACGTGGACCGCGCCCGGCTCGCCGAATCGGTCGGCGCGGCCTTCCGCGAATCGCTCGACTCCACTTCCTTCTCGAACGTGCTCGGCAACACGATCACGCGGCGCATGGTGGCGGACTATCGCGACGCGAACCAGTACGACGTCTGGCGCCCCGCGTGCGACGTCGTGCCGATCGCGGACTTCCGCACCAACGAGCGCACGCGCTTCGGCGGCTACGGCGATCTGCCGGCGGTCGCGCAGGGCGCATCCTACCTGGCGCTCGCGAGCCCCTCGGACGAGAAGGCGACCTACGCGGTCAGCAAGCGCGGCGGCACCGAGGACATCACTCTCGAGATGATCAAGAACGACGACGTCGGCGCGATCCGGCGCATTCCGGTGAAGCTCTCGCGCTCCGCGAAGCGCACCCTCGCAAAATTCGCGCTCGACTTCGTGCGCACCAACCCGAACCTCTACGATGCGGTGGCCTTCTTCCACGCGACCCACGCCAACCTCGGCAGCGCGGCGCTCGACGCGGCCTCGCTCGCCGCCGCGCGGCTGCGGATGCTGAAGCAGGCGGAACTCAACTCGGCCGACCGCATCGGCATCGGCCCGAGCTTCCTGTGGGTGCCGGCGGATCTCCAGGAGGCCGCGG